TAAAACAATTCCAGAGCTGTAGTTCATCAAGTCTTCTTCTGGGCACTCTATCGATTTCAAATCCCGTTTGAATAAACGCGCTAATTGGTAAGCGATAAAATATTGCACCATTTTCCATAATAGCATGAAATAATATAGACCTACCTGTAAGAGCGCTAAGACCAAACACAATGCAGTCTTCAACTTCTCCGTGATGTTTTTTACAATCATATAAATACTCTCTCCTTATTTGTGCGTAAGTTGGTGGTATGTTTGCGTTTAAGTATGCCATAGTTTATCCTCATTTTATATTACCCCAGTTTAATCCAGATTCATAATCTACCTTGTTCTTAACTTTAAGAGGTATTGCTGTTTCCATTGTTTTTTGAACCATGATCCGTGTTGCTTCATCCTTGATTGATACACAAAGCTCATCGTGTATCTGTATATGAGGCACTATACCTTTTTCATATAACAAGACCATTGCTTTTTTTGTCATATCTGCAGCTGATCCTTGTATCAATCTATTTAAAGCTTTGTAAGTAAAAGCAGGAACAAAGTATTGTGTAAACCAATTTTCTCTTTCTTTTTCTGTAAACTCTTCAATTTTTTTATCAGACTTAACATTGAATAATACTTTAAATTTATCCCACGCATCTTCTTTTGATAATAATTTAGGAGCAATCCATTCACCTTCATATTTAATAGTGCCATCTTTTTGTTTTATTTCTTTAGCTTTAGGATCCCATTCTTCAAACTTACGTAGTTTATTATTCCATCTTTTATTAACGCTTTCGTATTTATCAAATCTACAAAACCTATCTTCAAGAGTAAAAATTAATTTATTGTTTGTAGCAAATCCCATCAAACCATCTGATAATTTTTTAACAAAAGGAACTTTTCTATGGTAAGTATCAAACAATTTTTTTGCTTGATCTTTATCTAAATTTAATTCTGCTTGTAATTTACCTTTACCCATACCATAGAACAAACCAAGGTTAATTGTTTTAGCTTGCTTCCTAGATATGTTAGCCATATCAGCTACTATCTGGTGAAAATCTGCTTTAGAATCATCGAATTGTTTTTTTAATACTTTTCCTTCTTTTTCATTCATTATCTTCTTTATTGCATAATGCACCACAATCCTTGGTTCTTGTTGAGAATAGTCAAAACTACCCCATCTATGCTCTTCCTCAGGGATAAATAGCTCCCTCATCTTCTTTCCTATAAAACCTTTTGATGGAATCTGTTGTAAGTTAGGGTTACTCATAGAAAACCTGCCAGTTACTGTTCCGCCACCATCACCTCTTATCTGATTAATGTCAGCATGTATTCTGCCATTATAAACATAACCTTTTAAACCTTCTATAAAAGTATTTAAAGCTTTGTCATATTCTCTTGCTTTAGATACTAATCTTAAAAATCTATCTTCATGAGTTTTTAAATAATCTTTTGGAAGTTTAGGCATTCCAGATTTAGCAGTCTTTTCAAAGTTTGTTATCTTTCTATTATCTAGTAATTGTTTTATAGAAGTTGCTGCCCACAACTGCACTTCAACACCTGTTTTTGTTTTAATAAATTTAATTATTTTATCTCTACATCTTTTTAATCTTTTACCAAAGTGTTCAAGTTTTTGGATATCAATCCTAACTCCTTTAAATTTCATGTCAACTAGACAAGGAAATAATCTTGTTTCTAATTCAAATATATTTCTACATGTATACTCTTTATTGTCTTCAGGTTTTATGTATAATACTTCATCTAATTTTTTATTAAATAAATTCCATAATTTTAAAGTTAAGTCTACGTCTTGTTTTGCATAATCTTTTACTACACTAGAAGGTAGTTTGTGCATGTTAGACATTGGATCTCTTTGCATACCCCCAGACCATTCAAAAGTTTTTTCTTGTAAGTCATACTTGTATTTATTTTCACCAAGAAAATCTTTAGCCAAAGAATCTAATCCATATTTAAATCTGTTTTCATCAATTACAGAAGCAGCTACCATTGTATCTAACAATCTTCCTTTTAACATCTTACCTGTTGTTGCTCTTAACCAACAAACATCATAAATTGCATTATGAAATACCTTTGCAATCTTATCATTCTGCAAAAGTTTTGTATTCATTTGGTCCCAAAACTCTTTTAATTCTTCTTCTGATTTATCATCGTCACTATGTTTCAATGAAAAATAAACTGTGTCTTTACCAGTGGCTACAGCTACTCCTGTAATAAAACCATCGTTTCTAATTGCACCTAAACCTTTTGTTTTAAGATTTGGATCGTAAGTTTCTATATCAATGGCTACTGTATTTACACCTTCTAAATCTAGATCAATCGGATGACTACACATTATAATCCCTTTCTAATATCATTTCTAAATAATGAATTGCTTTTTTAATATCTTCTTCTTTTCCTTTCATAGAATGTCTACAAATATACTTTATAGCATTTCCTTCTGCAAATAAAAATTTATTTTCATTAATAAACTCTGCGGGCTGTATCGTAAATTTTTTGTAGTGACTTCCGCCATGTTGCTTATCTAATGATTTATAACCCATTCCTTTAAATATACTTTTGTCTGTCATGTTTCCTCCTTTAAAGTTCTAAGATTTCTCTCCAATTGTTTTGTATTTTTGCTAAAGAATAAGGACCAGAAGATCCTACAGTCCAACAATCTATTTTACCTCTACTGTAAGCAACGTAAGCTAGTCTTGTTGGTTCAAAGTTACGAGGCTCTGGTCTCCAAACAGATAGATCAACTATTATATTATCAAAAGTTAATCCTTTTACTTTATGTATTGTATCGTGTTGAACTCTTGGTTTTTTAATTGTATCCATACCATTAGTTAAAACTTTATTAATGTAAGGTATCTTTGCAATTAATTTTTCATTTTTAGATAAGTCTTCGTGGTTTAAAAGTTGAGAAAGTCTTTCAAATTGTTTTACTTCTGATTTTAAATAACCCGCATCTATAAGTTCCTGTACATTATAATCTTTATCAATTAAAGGTTTGAGTTTATCAACATCGCCTAACCCATTAACTTTTACTTTTGATCCCATTAACTTCCAATATTCTTTTATCTGTTGTTTAGAAACTTTATTATTCATAAAAGTTTTCCAATTTTTAAAACAACTAAAATGTTCTCTAGATACATGGGCACTACCTGATACCATTTTATAATCTATTCCATTATCTTGCAGAAATGTATTTACAGATTTATGAGTAGGGTTGCCTCTATATGTAAATAAAAATGTTTCGCTTGTGTTTAAAATTTTATTAATTAAAATATCTTTTGCTTTACACCCTTGATCTAATCTAGGTATGTAATGTGATTTTCCAACAACATCCGTTGGAGTCCAAGTTCTTTCCGAGTACCTACCATATTCTTTCCACACAGGTGCAATAATATTTCTACATATTTTGTTAATAGTTTGACCACATCTTAAACCTTCAGTAAGTTCATTAGTCTTTGCTTCTTCTGTGTTAGCTAATTGATAAAAATATTCGGGATCTGATCCTGCATATTCGTGAATAGTTTGATCAGCATCTCCTATAAAAATAAATTCTTTTGCATTTGTAGCTGCTTTTTGTAGAGCAGCTATCTGAGGTTTGCTACAGTCTTGAGCTTCATCTACTATTAAAACATCTATATCAGTGGGTATAGCTGCCTTAAATCTAAAGTTATCTATCATATCTACAAAAGATATTCTTTTGTGGTCTGCACTGTTCCTATAGTCATCATATTTTTTCTTTAACTCTAGCAGTCCACCTGGTCCTTGAAGACGATAACCTTCGTATCGAGATCTTTCACAAAGAGCCCAATACTTTTCAAGTTCTACATCAGAAGTTAGATCATAACCTTTACCATGTGCATGAGAAATAAATTCATAAAGAGGGTGTTTTTCCCAAGAAATATTTTTTTTTATAATATTCATACCTGAATTTTCTTTACAAAAAGCTTTGTGATCTTCGTGTTCATATTTTTTTATATTTAAATATTCTCCTTTAAAATAAGAGTGAATTGTACAGATTTGATCTTGTAAATTTGTATCTGGAATATCTTCTAATTCTGGTAATTTGTTTACAGCTTTTACAATTTCATCAGCAGCTGTATTTGTGTGAGATAAAATTACAATTCTATCCCAAAGATATTTTTTTAGAAGTTCAGTATATTTATCTTTTAACCATTTATGAGTCTTACCTGTGCCCGGAGGACCTGGAATAAACTTTGGAATCTTTAAACTATTCATCTTCACCTGTACTGTCTCCTATGTAGACAGACTCTCCCTCCCATATTAATTTATTGTCTTCTATTTTTTCTCCACTTATTACCCAGGCAACACAAGATTTATTTTTGTATTTACCTCTATCTCTTTTACCTTTTAAAATAGTTTGAACTTTTTGAACAAGATCAGGTCTTTTTAAATTTACTCTATTTTTCATTAACTCTTTTTCAAAGTTGCTTAAATCAAATTCTATTGTTTTCTTTTCTTGATTATAATAAGGCAGTTTGTAAACAGCTAACTGTTCTTTATCCATGTAAACACCTTTTGTATCTAAGTAGTTTAAAAAAAACATTTTAAACTGTGAATCTTCTTCTGCTTCTTTTACATATTCTTTTGACTTTTCTCTGCTGTAAAATTTAGCCATCATTATTTCTTCAAACTCTTTTGGTGTCATTCTAGGTATCCATACTTTTGCTTGACTCATAGCAATGTCACAGAACAATTTTAAATTCATAAGTGATTCACCATCAATCCAAATCTTTTTTTTAATTGTTTCTAAACCAGACCCATCAACACTTTTTTGTGGTACATTTAAATGAACGTAATATCTATTTGCTCCATACTCTTCAATTTTTTCAATAGTGTCTTTCGATACCTGTAAAGTTATATCTTTAAATATACCTATCCAATTAAATAAACCCTGTAAGTTTTTGTGACTATAACCTGTAATTTCGTTAAGTTTATTTATTCCAAATTTTCTAGCTGTGCTTCTACTTGAACTTCCTTTCTTTAATCTTTTTGCTACCTCTTGATCATCTGCATGTTCCGCGATCCGAGATACAAAATCATTTATTTCATCATCAGTCCAATCCGTATGTTTAACTAAGATCCCTGCAATCGCTGTACAATATTCGTCTCTACTTCCAGCACTAGGATATATGATTGTTAATGCTGCAGACAAAGCAACCTTACCCACATCTATAGATAAGTTTCCTTGGTATTCTCTTATCTCTTCAAATTTTTCCCATCTTACATTTGTTTTTGATTTACTATGTAAAGAACCTGGAACTATAGTGTATCTTTTTTTCTCAGTTCGTAATTCACATATCATTGAACCATGTGGAAAAGCTTCATAGTCTTTTGCAAATTCATCTGGTAATTTAAATTGTTTAAATGGTATTTGATTTCTATTAGTCCAAAGGTAATGACTTGTTGGATTACCTTCTCGTCCAAAGACTGCACCACAATCTTTAACGTAATAATTAATAAATCTTTTTACAAATTCGTTATCTATATCTAAATCAACATCGTGATCTAATCTTAATGCTATTTCTGCTGTTTCGTGATCCCTGTTCCATATATCTTTCTCTATTTTAAAATCTGGGTCGGTGTACTTCTTTACTTTAGGAGTACCCTTGAGACAAGGTATAATAACCCTTCCCATCTCTAACCAATCTATATAATTTATAGGTCCTTTATTCATTTTATATTCTTTATTAATTTAGAGTGGGCGGTATCCACTCTCGCTTCTCCGCCCAATCCTGCAGGAAATTATAAACTAAATTCTTTTTTAGCTTCTTTGGTTTCTACTTTAGCTTCTACTTCGCCCTTGCCAACACTGACTGCAAAGCTTTTAGCCATATCATAGATAGATTTATCTTTGACAGGACCAACTTTAGAAACATCCCAACCAAACCAAGTTCCTTTGTCATTAGACATTTGAACTGTAGATAGTTTGTAAATGTGGCTATAAGTTGGTGGTGTAAATAAACCGTTAGCACCTTGTAGCTTTAAACCCATCATCATTGAGTTCCATTTTCTACTAACTTTAAGTTGAGTAGATTTCATAGAGATCAATGCAGATTCTGCGCTATCTCCTACTACAAGTACAAAATGATTAGCAGTGTTTTCTAAATAGTTACCATTAGGTAGTCTATCTTTGTATGATTTATCTCTAGTCGTTTGACTAACGATATCACTATCTGCATCATGAATTGCAACAGGTGCACCTGTGCTGGTACCTCTGTCTTGCCATTCAACATATTGTCTTTTGTAATGACAAGGTACAACTTGTATTGAATCATACAATTGATTTGTTACAGTGTTCATTATTTTGCCAGGTTTTGCGCCCTCGACATATTTACCATCACGTTCATTTACCTCTGGTGATAGTTGTCCCAAAATTTTTAAGAATGGTAACGCAAGATCTTCTTGCGACATATTCTGGGCTCCTTGTTGTGCATCAGCTTCAAAATTTACTGCAGCTAATGCTCCTTCTTTTTTAGTTGTTACATTGTTCATGTTACTTGTTCCTTTTTATTGTTGTTTTATTCTCTGAGAATACCCCAAAGATTTCCGTTGGCATTTCTTTACCTGCCTCAATACGCTCACGGACTAGCGCTTTCAAAGTCATGGGCTCAACCTTCATCTTTTGTGTTGGTTGAAACCCTTGACCTTT